AATGGAGTCCATGTTTGTATTATACTATAAATATATAAAATATTTAGTCCTCTATAAAATCAGTTTCTGGGGCCAGTTCATCGGGAAATTTTTGTTCTCCTGGTTTCTTCCTGGAGATTGATAAACTTTTCATGGGAATGTCATCAATACTTTCAGTATCCGTGGTATGGTTGCTTTCTGATAAATAAAAGTCACATTCATCTTCATCCACTTCATCATCTGTTACAATCTCCTCATCAGGGGAACTCTCTGAATCAGATAGACCAAGATAGTTATCCTGAAGAACATTAAATCCCCTGGGACATGCATCAGGTTGTTTTAATTTTATATGTTTAAGAGAACTAAAATCCATCACCCTCTTCTTCCTTTTTATTGATAGCATTTTTTATCATCTCCTGTGCCTTACATTCGGGTACCCAATCATCCCATGTGTCAAAACACGTATTGATTTCATTCATGAGTTGATCGTCGCCTGTATATCTAACAAAGGGGTTCTTCTCCTCATCCTGGTCGTCAGATTCATTTTCCTCATCCTCATCTGAATCAGAATCAGAATCTTCTTCGTAGATTTCGGGAAAAAGTGAACCAATGTGCTTCCCACATAAGTACCTTGCACAATATCTCAGCGAATACGCTACATCCTCGGCAGTTACACTGTTTCTTCCACTGTTTGTACAGTAGCGTGCAGCAATAACTACAGATGATTCCAGAACAGGTGTTAAAATAGCAATTGAGTCACGGATGTATCTGTCCTCCATTTATTTTAAAGTAGAGATAAATCTTTAAAATAAAGTAAAGTGTTATTGTAAATGTATGGTTATGGATACACGAATGATACCCCCACGGGGGGAATAGGCGAAGGGTACCCTTCTGGGTATGGGGTGATGGACCCACCTGTTGGGAACGTGGATCCCCTCATCCAGGAGGACCCAGTGGACGAGCGCCCGCTTTGGGTCTGGGCTTCTGTCGCTACAAATTTTGCGCTGAGTGGCCTGCTTTTATTAATGATCTATAACTGGCCCCGCGCACCACACCCCGCGCCGCGCCGGGGAACACGTACCACCTTGTGGGAAAAGATAAATCCCATGTATGCTGGAAGTTAGCTATTGAACAGGAGTCCCCCCAGTCCACTGGTAATTTGTAAAACATTGTAATTCTTTACATAAATTCTTATATTCCTGTTGGAATCGGTGGCAGGGTTCAAAAACATATTATAATAGACATCCTTGATCCGACTATAATTTACTTGTCCCGTTGGTTGGTAATTTTCAGGATCAAGTGAATAAGAATAGTTATAGATATAGCGCTGGGGGATTTTGGTATGGGCCTGAAGGGGCTGGGCAATACGTAAGTAAAAACTATCTGCAATCCTAGACTGGATCCTGGGCTGTCCATTAAATAAAAGCTCAAGACTTTTCAAGTTGTCGGGAGAACTTACATTTGTTGATCTAAATCTGAAATAGTCTGTAAGGGTGGTATCAACGGTTGCGGCGTCTCGGGGTCGAAATTTATCTGCTTGAATTATTATAAAAAATTCCTTTACCGGATTTACAAATGTTGTTTTAATTTGTCTAGGCATGGTTTCATAATTTTCTAATTTAGATGCCTGTGTTTCCAATCCCTGTACCTGTGTAATAAGATAACTTTGTTCAGTTGATTTGAAATAATCCGCTTCATCCTTACCCAGAAAGATATAATCTACCAACAACGAAGCATTCGTTATTGTGACGGGTTTATTACCGATGGCTAGGGTGGTAGGTATGTAGGGTCTTAAATTTTCATCACCACCCAATTTCTGGGTATTTACAATTAATCTGTTTGCATCTTCAAATAAAATTTCAACTTCAACTTCCTGTTTTGTTAAGGAGGTGAGGGGAATTGCAAGGTTGGGGTCCTGGGTTTGGTAAAATCTCAGAGGTATCATGAATGTACGGGGAAAAGCACCCACAGCATCAAACCCCTGTTCGGTCCTGTAGGTTACATTAGAAGCAGGCCCCAACCCGGTACGTTCGTAGGTTCTACCCACCAGCTGTTCAATGGCAAAACTCTGTGATTTGGGGATGAACATGTCACTGTAAATTTCCAGGTAGTCACCGTTTATAATTTCTACAGTCTGTCCACCAATTTTTAGGGTTGCCTGTTTTATCAGCGCATGGCCTATAGAATCACAATAGGCAGGGTATGTGTTTATATTGATAAATTGCTGTGTAACTGAATCGTATGTTTTTAGTATTCCCTGATTAAGTTCTGGAAGTTCAATTTTTAGATACATTTCCCGGACCAGGTCCCCTATTCTGGGGATATTACAGCGAGCTTTCTGGCCAAATATACATTCCTGTTGGAAGGGAGCCTCCGTCGTCTCCATGGCGAACATGGTATGGCGTTTGTAATTTTTAACGAAATAAGACATTTGAGGATTTGAAGTCAAATAGATATCCTGGGCGCCTATGGCGGCCAATTGTACTCTGCCTCCGCTGGACATTCTAATATTCATTCATATAATTTTTTGCGTCTTTTGCCATCATTTTTTTTTGGTTATATCAGTAAGAAGAAGGATATGAACATCCAACTGAAGAAATTTGACCCAACCAAGATGCCCGATGATAAAGTGTGCGTTTTTATAGGCAAACGAGGTACAGGTAAATCAACCCTGGTTACAGATATCCTGTACCACAAAAAACACCTACCTGTGGGAATATGTATGTCTGCAACAGAAGAGGGAAACCACTACTACCAACAATATATACCCGACCTGTTTATTTATTCTGACTACGACAGGGAGGCCATCGAACGAGTCCTGGAGAGACAGAAGGCCGTCGTGGGCCAAAATAGACCAAATCCTGGGGCCTTCCTCCTCCTGGATGACTGTATGTACGATAGAAAATTCATGAAAGATGTGTGTATTAGACAGTGTTTCATGAACGGTAGACATTGGAAGATATTCTTCATGCTTACAATGCAATATTGTATGGATTTATCACCAGATCTCAGAGCCAATGTGGATTATGTTTTCATCTTGAGAGAAAATGTAATTCAAAATAGAGAAAAATTATGGAAAAACTTCTTTGGAATTTTCCCAACCTTTGATATGTTTTCCCAGGTGATGAATAAATGTACGGAAAATTATGAATGTCTGGTCCTGGACAACACCAGCAAATCAAACAAGATTGAAGACTGTGTATTCTGGTACAAGGCCAAACAAAGGAAGAATTTCAAAGTAGGATCATCAGCAATATGGGCGCAGCACCAAAAGAACTACAAACCCAAAAACTATTCTGGGAAGAAGAACCTACAGGATCCCAACCTGGTTCAAAAAAATACAAAATCTCCCATGATTAATGTGAAGAAGCGAGGGCATTGATTATAATCATTTTCATATCGGTTTTATCAAAACCACAGACACTGGGGATACCATGGCCAGCACAAAAATCCGTCAGGCCCCGCAAAGCATCTGTGTCCTTATCACAATCATGACACAAAATATAGGAATCTGGTTTCATTTTAGGATAAATTGCCTCCAGATCCTTCTTAATTCCGTCATAACTGTGATCTCCATCAATAAAAGCCCAGTCTATGGAACCCTCGGGGTGGATGGCCAACATACTGGAACTGTCACCCGCTACGGGTATGATGGTCCCTTCCAGACCCATTTTCATAATATTTCTATGAAATTTCAAACCCATATTGTCCTCCTCGGGGGGAGGATTACTCCCCTGGGGCAAGGAAGAACTCCATAAATCGTGACAGTAAACCTTACACCCCTTGGGTGCGCATAAACCAACCAGGCACGCACTACACCCAAGCCAGCTACCAGTCTCAACATATTTCCCCCCCTGGGGCATCTTTGTAGCACAATTTATTAGAATATCCGTGTCTTCTTGGCGAAGACACCCTTTCACACCATTCACCCACGTAAATGCACCACCATCCACAACACCAAACTGTAGTTCTACGTCCTCCATTACCATCATAGAAGTTGTAGTCTTTAAAGAATAAAATGTGATTATTATAAATGCAGATCTTTGTGAAAACGCTTACTGGTAAAACCATAACACTGGAAGTAGACTCTTCCGATTCCATAGACAATGTTAAATCAAAAATTCAGGACAAGGAAGGAATCCCACCCGACCAGCAGCGTCTTATCTTCGCCGGGAAACAGCTGGAGGATGGGCGGACCCTGGCGGACTACAACATCCAAAAGGAGTCCACTCTCCA